ATCAACACCACTAGTTAAATCTTTTTGTATATTTTTAAATTTAGGAAATAACTCTTCAACAGTCTTTAAACCATTTAATTCATTAAAAAGATCTTGTTTATCATTAATAAAACCCATAACATTTTTTACTACTTTTGGTCACCATCGTTTCCGAACATAGTCTTTAACAGTTCCATATCTTCTGGTGATAATTTTTCATCAGACTTATTACCACTAGTACCTTCACCCTTAAATACTAATTGACTAATTAATTTAACTAGGGATAATTTTTTGTCTATCGTAACGTCAACTAACTTTAATAAATCCGTGTTAGCTTTATTGATATTAACCAAATCGTGTACATCATCTATTTCAACCTTCTTTTTATTTTCGTTAATTTGTCTGATAGCTGTTGTACGTTGTTCAACAAGTTCGTTATACGCTTCTTGAGCTATAGATAAAAAACTATCAGTACTTAATTTAACCTCTTTTTTCTTTGGTCTAGCCATTATGTCTTTTTATTTAATAAATATTGTGGGGTTGTATTTTATATATCGTCTTTTAAAACTTGGTATATGACTTTATACCTTTTCATAGCGTTTCTAATGTCTTTCGTGGTTAATGAGGTCATATTTCTCATATACAAAAGTATTAGATTTTTATTGTATTTTTTATTTTTACCAGCTTCATCACTAAATATATTATCCCACTCATCTAATATTCTAACCAAAGAAGTACCAACCTTAAATTCATTTTCAGTTAATATTTTAGACTCCATTTCTTCTTTTATTGTGTCAGATATTTTACTAATAAAAAGTGTTAAATCTACATTATCTTCATCTATTGTATAACTTTTATCTTCATCGTTCTCTATTGAGGTTGAATAGTCTTCATATGGTAAAACAGATTTCATTTTCTTATCTTCTTTTATTAGTTTACCCAGTAAGTAATGTTTACAAACAGTTCCATAATAAGAATAAGATTTTTTATTTTTGTCTGGTTTAAATTTATGAAATTTTATCATTAAAAATGATAAAGCATCTGAATGAGCGTCTTCATAAGATAGGGACTTAGGATAGAGTTTATATTTTCTAATTATACTCTCTACCATTTTGTTTAATGGATCTTTAAGAGACTTCCTATATATTCTCTCTCTTTTAACAACATCCTCAGTAGAACCAGTCCACCTATATCCATCTTGAGTGTTTTCATCCTCAACCAAACCACCTAGGGATAAAAATTCTTTTACAGCCTCTTCTTGTTCTTGACCAAAGTAAGGCTTTGTTTTGGGTTTTCTACCCCTAGTTTTCTTTTCAGACATTTCCTATTCTACATTTTCACCCTCATATTTTATCCCTCTATCTTTTTTGAAATAACATTCTTTCTTTGAGGTATTGTACCAAAATTTAGACTCAAGTGGGTCCATAAAATATTTTTTATCATTCTTATATTTCCAAAATAGAGAATTTTCCCTCATGTTATATTTTTTATAACCAATTTTAGGGATGGTCATCATAGTCATATCATAATACGACATTCTTAATAAAAATTCGTAGTTAAAGAACATTTTTACACTAGATTTTAAACCACCAACGGATTTAAAGGATTCTGTTTTGATTATTGAACCACATACTTGGAAGTTAGGGAAGTTTAATAGTGAATCATAGTCTACATACCCCATTTTTTCACTAAAGTCTCTAGCCCAAACTGGTTCATTACTAAAGTGTAAGAACTTATTCTCATCATTAACATCTAAAACTATTGGTAGGAATAAATCCACTTCTTTGTAATGTTCTCTATATACCATAAAATTATCAAACCAAATAGCTGAGTAAATATCATCAACTTCTAGAATAGAGAACCATTCTGTTTCACAATTTTCAACACCAAGGTTGATTTGAGTGGAGAAGTCTGTGTCACCATCATTCTCTACAATTGTTGTTATGTTTTTAATTTCATCAGTAAAGTCATAAGAATCTAAAGTTTTCTTAGCTTCACTATTTTTAGGTACTACGATTAATATTTTTTCTACACCAACCTTTTGGTCTTCAATACTTTTTATCGCGTTAGCAAATAAATCTTTTTCTTTTTCGTCTAGTGTTAGTACTGGTATTATTACAGTTAAATTAGTTTCCATTTTTTAATTATTTTTTTCGTTTAAATCTTCAACTTCATATTTAGCTAAAGTCTCTTTTATTTCTTTTTCTCTATTAGTGAATAAGTTAGTATAAACAGATTCGATAGTTTCTTTCATTATACTAGTGGTAAAGTTACCCACAGTTTCGTCCATTTCAGAGAATATATCTGATGGTACAGAATCTTCTAACCATGATTGTAAGTATTGTGAAAGTAGGTCTGGTATAATAACTGTGTTATCCACCCAAATACCATTTTTTTCTGTTACCCAACCGTTAGCTAAGTTTGGTAACTTACCGATTACTGGTGTACCACAAGCCATAGACTCAATTGGGAATGTACCAAAACCAGATATGTCGTCAACCCAAACGGATACACAAGATTCTTTTAAAGCCTCAGAAAAAACATCCTTAGTCATTCCACGCATATCTCTAAAAGTAACCCATTTTAAGTGTGGGTATTTAATATAAAAATTCTTAAATATTTTAACAGTGTCTCTTTGATCTCTTGTCATTATAGCTACAATAGGTTTTTTTGGTTCTTCGTTTTTGGTAAACCTTTTATCTATAGCTACTGGTACAACACTAGTATTAACTTTTTCATTAAAAAGATTATCTATATATTCTTTTTGTTTATCGGTTGTTGTGATACAATCTGTGATACCATAATCTAACCATGTTTTACCTGGTTGTAATGTTTCTGTGATGTAGTCATAAGACTGACAAAATACAACTCTTTTACCTGGTAAATTCACCGTTTGTTCCATAACATTAGCGAATAGTTCTGGTACCATAATAACATCAGTCATATTTATTTTAACAGTTTTATCCTCTATTGATACGTGTGATAGTGAGGAGTATTCCTCACCTAACCAAGACTTAACATATTCTACTTGTTTAGTTGCGTATTCATTTTTCTCATGTAAAATATGTGCTTTATAACCTAGTTCTGTTAATAACTTCACATGTTCATAGATATTAGCCACAGCACCTGTTGGTGCTCCGTTTGTGTCTATAACAAAGAAGTAAATAGAGAAGTCCCTATCTTCAATTCTCTTTAAGTTTGTTTTTAGTGTTTCTACAATTTCTTGTGTGTTTAAATTATCCATTCTTTTTTATTAATTTATTTTTTAGTAATGTATTAAAGGCAATCCTAAAAGGTATCGATAGTTGACTTTCCAACTTTCTAAACCCCATTGATTCGTCTATAATACCATTTTCTTGTAATAACGATTCTATCAAAGCTCTAACTGTCTCCCATTTAACAACATCCATCATTTGACCATCACTACCCATTTGATTTGGGATGATGTACCCTATGTTTGTGTTTCCAGATAAAGTCTCTACTTCTCTTCTCTCTAATATTTCATCGATTGTAGGTTCCAACCTAATGTAGTTGGATATTCTATCTAAATCTAGATAGTATTCTTCATCAGCTATATTAAATAATTTACTCATATTTTATATTTAATTAATTTTTATAATATGTAAACCCTTAATCATCATTTAAAATAGACTCTACCTTATTTAAGACATCAGAGTCAATTTCCTTAATAGATTTAAACCTCATTTTATTTTGATTAGAGTCTTTATTATAGTCCTTATCTATTATAATACTAACTTTACCATTAGGTTTTGTACCTATTATTTTTGGGTGGTCTGTAATCATAACATCTACATGGTCCCACACTTTTGAATACTCTTTTACAAATTTTATATTAGGACAGCTAGATTTTGTTTTAGCTAAAAAGAAATAGGTGGAAGGTATTGCCATCCCCCCTTCTCTACTAATTATAATAAATTCGTGTTTTGTATTTTCTAACATTAAACCATTTAAAACCTCTACGATACCTTTTAAAGATTCGTTGGCATAACCAAAAATTTCTAGGGTACACTTTTCATATAAAAATTCTTGGGTGGTTGTTTTACTTTTTTTAACTTCTAATTTAATATCTTCCTTTTTTTTAGTTTCTACTTCCACAAAATCTGGATTAAACTCAATTTCTTTTTGTTTAACTGATTCCTCTGGGAAGGTTAACCACTTTTCTAAATCATAATCTAAAACCTCTATTCCTTCTTCATCTTCATTTGGTGGAAAGTATTTACTATGGGTTTCTTCTATTTTACCTAATAAGTTTCTTAATACACCATCTATTGCTACACCTATTTTCATAATTAACCTTTTAACAATCCTTTATTATCAGTAGATTCATCCAAATCATCAAACACACTCT